ATCTCCACTGTGCCGAAGCGAGTCCTAACTGTTTCAATGCGTCAAGTTCTTTATTTTGCGATGCGAGCACGCCACTCATATACTGATTCGATCCCATGGCGCCTCTCTCTAACTGCTGCCCTACATTGGCGGCCTCCTGCCCAATTAGACCCCTTTGGATACCATAACCGGGTAACTCGGAATTGGCGAGTTGTTGATAAGTTTTATATGCGTTAGCATAGCCAGTAGATAATTCTGCTACGGGACGATTGTTTAACAAATTATTTAGTTGTTTAGTCCCTTTGCGCCATTGGGCGATGCCGATACCCATCTTGGCTATATTTGTCAGGGCGTTCAGCCCCTCGCCTATTATTGGTAATCCTAATGCCATGTTATAAAATATTTACAAAGATACTTCAATTTATACTACCACGACTCCCGCTCATCCTGATGTCCGTCTTAAAGAGCTTCACTTGGCTCGTATCGGTATTTCTTAATAGGATATATGCACTTAGCCCTCTGAGTGGTTCGCCTTTAATGGCCTCGATAACCGATGCCGTGCCAGAGGTAGTCTTCATATTCCGCAAGAACTCGCTCTGCCATACGCCTTCCCGTTTCTTAAATCTCTCTTTTGGTATCACCGAGTACATACCATTGGGGTGATTCAATGTTTTGGGTATGGTCACACTGACGACCTCCCAACGCCCATCGGAGTGAATGCCTATTGAGTCCAGTAGTTTAACAATATTGGGTTGTTCGTTTGCCACAACCCCGACCTCACAGTTCTTGGCCTCGCCAAAGAGATTACATCTATCCACATCATCTGAGTTATGAACCCAGAGATCACCACCCATGAAACTCACGAAGCCCAAGGAAAGTGATTGTAAAAAGTCGACTGCTCTCTTGCCATACTTCGTGACCCATAGCTGCCACTGGAAACTTGCAAGAGAATCGCTATCCAATCCTACCTCTATGTAGTGAATCCCGTTTGTTGTCGAAATGAGGTCTACTTGACGTGCCATGTTATATATCTCTTACAAGTCGTATCGACATTCCATATTCGGGGTGTCCCAAAGCAACGCTTCCTGTTGAAAATGTTGTACTATCGTAATAAAGAAGTGCCTCATAGGGAGAATCTGGAAATCCCAACCAATCGGATGCCCACATAAGACTCCGATCTTTCAATAATGCAAATGTCCCTCCCGTTCCCCTATAGCCTCCGGGCCGTCCCAAGAATCCTATTTCATTTGTTGCCCCCGTATTAGGCGATGTCCAATGCGAGGTACCTATTTCCTTAAGTTTCCCTCCCGCTACAGTAGCCCCCCCTAGATATGTTCTTAATGCCAAAAAATCAGCATTTGTGGGAATTCTCCAACCCGTTATCCCTAATCCATGTGCATTCTGAACGGCATGAGCACTGTATAATGCTCCGTAAACTATTTCATTAGTTATATCATTATTATACCAGCAATAGGCACCTGTCACATCAGCCGCCCAGGTAGCATTATCCGTAATATTAGGAATGACTGTACCATCAAGATAATGCAATACCTTTAAGTTTTCCGTTGTCCATTCCTGCGTGCCTATAATTACAGTGCCATAATAGTTACCATCAAAATCTTTGACTGTTGAGTTACTTATTGCCTCCGCTATCGTAGTACTCCCACTTCCCATTAGATTAATAACAAAATTTCCACTTTCATCCTTGATAAGAAAGTGCAAAATATCACCTTCATCCATGTGAAACAAACTTGAACGGAAGACGTTATCTTTATTCATTAACTAATAGTTAGAATACCTGATGCGTTCCATGCTAGCGTTAGCGTGCCCCCCGAGCATGGTTTATCGCCCCCAAGATCATGTTCAGATACCACATCCCCTGTCGTGGGGTCGTAGACTACTGCATATCGTGCCGTGAGTGTCACGCCCGCAAACACCGCACTGGCTGCCGTGAACTTGGCATTATTACCCACCTGTGAGGATGCAGGGGTGGTTAGTGCTATACCCCCTGCCGTATACCCCGCCCCAGAGCATTCCCATGCACTTACATCGGAATAGTGTTGGTGTCCCGCACCAAGGGTGAAGGTATTAAGTAACAGACAGACCTTCATTACCGGAGATAAGGCTGCCAAGTTATCTGTTAATGTCTTCTTGTAATACTTAGAAATTATTGCCATCGTTATTTAATTATGTACTTGTAAATCCCATTGTCTTAGCTCCCGTCCATGTAGGCGTAGCACTTCTCTTAACTTGAATACTGTAATTTCCCGCAGGACTAGGATAGGTCAAAGTTAATGTAAATGTAGAACTTGTCTCTCCGAGAAAAGTTTCGGGTATAGTCCCGCTTGATATTACTGCGAGACTTGCATCCCTAAAACGATAATCTATGTTCTCTGTTCCTGCATCACCCGCATTGGTATAGTTAACGAACGCATATAGCGTTGTCCCATGCGCCCCCGAAGGAATAGTGTCTATGCCGTCTATGGTGACCGTCAGTGGTAATGTGACCGTTACAGTAGGGTCGTACGGTGTTATCGTCAGTGCTGACAGGTCTGCCGTGGTAGCACAGTCTACTGTCACTGTCGGGTCATAGGCCACTACGCTTAATCCCGCTACGTCTAAGGCGGGATTGTAGTTCTTCGGGGTATTTATCGTAAAGACAGCAAACCGTGTCTCCTCGTCAAAAGAAAAGCCTATCCCTGCATCAAATCCCCTCACTACCGAGTATGATAGCTCTAGCGGGACATTAAACCCACCTTGGGGTGTCTGGTCGAAGCTCGCAAAGGTTATCCACCTGTTACTCGGCTCGTGCCATACTATCGTCTCATCGTTATCTGCGAGCACATAATCCTTGAAGGTGAGGAAAAAATTCTTAAACTCCTCATCCCATACACCTACCACATCGACATGATCCACTCCCGATTGCATAAGTGCCTTGGCCTTCAGTTTGAAGTAGGTCTGCATCTTATAGTCGACATCGGCTCCTGACTCCGCATATCGTCCGCTAATGGGAAAGAGTCCATTCACACTGTCTCTCCATACTACCCCGTTATATATATCAAAGCCGTAGATGAACTTATTATTCCTTGCTATGCTCTCAGGGAATATCGTAGAGTAGTTAGAAGGAGAGTATCTTATAGCTCCTAGGACAACCGTGCTTACCGATACCGCATTATTGCCCTGCGTATCGTAATATTCAGTTCTTCCTATGAGTATGGATGATGCTTTCCTTGCCTGGTAGACCTTTAGCGTGTCCCCCTGCTCGTATATTGCTATGATATCACCATATATGTCGTTCAGTTCCTTGAAACCCGCCCAGTTATTCACAGGGTCTTCCTCGAAGGTAGGCAGTCCGTTTATCTGCGTGTTCTGGAAGTATGGCCTTGAATATCTGATGATATTAAGGAACCGCTCGCCAAAGGTAGTCTCTATACCTATCTTTCCCCTGTCATAGTCCGTACTATCATAGAAATCGGAGTACCACATAGACTCATGGAAGACTGCTTTTGTCGTGCTTACGGTGTCCAATGGTTTGGAAGGTGTTCTCATTATGTGATAGATATCCCCGCTGTCAAAGGTACCAAGTGCGGCATGGGAGAGTAATGTATCCTGATTATGTAATCCGTTCTGTCCTGCGTGTACGAGAACCCCGGCAGAGTCTTCTATTATTGGCATCAGGTCTCCAAACTCATGGTAGACTATCTTTGTATCTTCGTTTCTCTTTAGCGGGGTGTAAATCTCCACTAGGGTGTTCTGCCCAAGGTTGGCGGTTGTATAATCAAAATATTGGGTATATACCGAGTTGTCGGTGTCATCCTGTTTTATTATCTCGTAGTCATAGACCTCATAGACAGGCTCCCCAAGCGTAGTCCCGGGTGCGGGAACAACTTTCGCCGTGATAAACCGTATCCTATCACCCGCCTGCCATGCGTAAGGGTCAATGCTTGAGTTGGGGTATTGATTCCATGTAGCCGTAGCAGTCGTCCTTAGTGTCTGTAATGGCGTGATATCCACCTTGGCCATTGCACCTACCGTAGTTATATCACTGACGATATACTGCACCATCTTATCGCACAGGCTATTGCCCGCATATCCCCATCTCCAATATTTAGCTCCCGCGGGGGGCAAGTGATACACTTCCCAGTTTATTATCCATCTGTAGCCGGTATCTTCCACTATTGGGTGGGGGAACTCGGTGAACATCGGCACATAGACCGTTGTACCTTCCACGGTGGGAAATGTTAATATAGTGTTATCCTTGGATACCTGTGCGTCCCACCGTCTCAGATTCTCATCGTAATAGAATATACAGAATGGGTGGTTGGCACCTGTCTTGAATCCCCTTTTCTTGGTGAAGGATGTGTTGGTGGCACCCACCGTGCAGAAAAGGAACTGTGTTATGTTAGCGAAACTGACACTACCTTTGGGCGACCATAGAGTCACATAGTTAGCCCCCGAGGAGTTATTAACATTATATGCAGGAAAATTATCTCTTATAAAGTTAGTAACTACTAGGATAAAATTGGCCTTGGATGTGGATACCTCTCCGGCAGTAAAGAAATGTGATACTGTCTTGCCGTCTATAGTTACTATAAGTTGCTGACCATCTGCCAACCCATCGAGATACCAACTACCTATATCCAATCTTATACCTATCGTAGCGGGAGTGGTCGATGTATCATATACTTTTACCTTATAGGTAACAGTGTTTACATCTTTTACCGTAGCGCCGGGTAGTGGCGGGATAACTATCGTTTCAAGTGTTGGCTCGAGCACAACCCTCAGATCATCTTTATTGAGGTTATTAAAGCCCTCGAGGCACCCGCCATAGGCCAATATGTTCTTATTGATGATCTCTTGCGAGTTCGCTTCTTTTGGCACAAAATCGGCTATCCTTGCTACCTGTATCTCATCTACCTGTGGATAACTCTCATTATTATAGAACTTGAAACTGGTGGTGAATAAGTCTATGACATCCTGACTCTGCCTGTTGATAATCTTGGCACGCTTCCAGAAACTACCAGTCTCCTGAAATACTATCTCTATCTCTTTGACAAGTGCCGGAGAGTGGAGATAGGTGGTGATTTCTATGTAATTATTTTTATAGACCGCCCCAAGGTACTCGCCATTATATAATTCATCATACTCTGGCAGGGACACATCGGAATATGCTGAATAGACTGAATACGAGTTATCAAAATATTTGTACCTGTAAGAGAACCTGAATATCTTCCCCCTAACATTATTCGAGTTTACGTTTGTGTCGCTCCCGTAGACTAACTTGGGTCTCTCATAAGGAGGCATTTTTATCACGTTAAACGCATACTCAAACTCATAATTGAAGGCAAGATCGGTATCTTCCTTGTACGAATCACCTATCCTTGTCCACTTGGTAATATTTGTCGATGGCGTCTGCCCGGCAGAGACATTCCCCGTAGCCATAAACAATCCACCCTTATATGTTACGTTATCTCCGTAGATATATGTTTTTGTAGAGTCATAGGCGGGATAGTTAGTGTAGTTGAACGCCCTGACCACATCAATCATCTTCGGTTCCGATATGCGGGGGTTGAAATATAACCAGTCGCCTATCATCGTGCAATCCCGCATTGGATATTTCACATCGAGGCCGAACCAGTTCTTAGTATCGGTGAATATCAGGTCGAGATTGAAACTATCCTCATTATAACAGAAGAGTTTGTTGTCGTATATGTAATCCCCGCTAGAGGTCGCATCATAGGGTTGGCTAAAGACAAAATAATAGCATTTGCGGGTTAACCTATTATAATAGCTTCCTACTGTTACATAAGTATTAGATTTAGTTAGGAGATGATCGTTGATGTCTACCGTGCGACTATTCCCTTTCATGTTGGTCAGGATACCGATAGCATTATCTTCCGATACGAGGATATTAAGTCTGTAGGGCGATGATCCTAAATCTATAAACTTTTCTTCGTCATCTGAATTAAGCCCTGACCCGGGAAAGATAATCTCCTGATTTATATTACTCATCTCTGCGGTGACTGTGTTAGCGAGCCGTAAATGACATCCTGCCACTGAGACAGTGACATACTGTTTATAAAGTTTCTTACATTAAGTTTTTCTCTCCAATAGTCGGCTTTCCTGCTTTCTCTCTCGGGAGCAAGACCGGGAACCCAAAACGATTCTTTCCATAACAGGTAGGCGTTTATCATCGGTATGAGGAAGGTGGGTACTTCCGTTGTAGCCCCTACCTTGATCCCGCTAGAGACATAGAACAGTACAAGATAATCAGTTACCGCTTCGTCTATATATATCCTTCGTGTCTCCCAATCAAGTTTATATCTTATCTTGTTCCATGCACCCTTTGAGCCATAACCGGTCACTCTCGGCTGGTCTATCGTCACTCCTTCACCCTGGTTACTGTCTCTCGTCTCTACGCCTCCCACAGTAGTCGTTGTGTTGACTATCTGATCTTTCTGCGATGCTGGCCACCAAGACCCCCTAAAGGGAGTCATAAGATCAACAAACCCTTGCATATCATCGGGCATATCCAACCATTTGTTTGTAGCATCGAGAGTATATTTTTGGTATGACGCTATATTGCCATCGTATAGGTTAAATTCCTGAAAGCAGTTGGCGGCATGTTCAACGTACAGCGGTGCATCATCCGTACTCTTCTTGTATGCGAACAGGAACCTTGTAACTGCCTGTTCTATTGGTATAAGGGTATCTGAGTATGCCATTAGTTATCTTTTTGTAAAACGGTCTGACCACTATTATCGTCCTTGAGGTCAACAGGTGCAGCAACACCGAGTATAGCCATCACCCTCTCCATAAATCCTTCGCTCCTTTTCTGATAGTTGGTGCCTAGTATCTCGGTTAATTCTGGTATCTTAACCTCATCATTCTCATCATATTTACTGAACGGGATTATTAGGTCTAGTCGCACGCCCACCGCCTGCACTGCCGCAGACATATTATAATACTCAATTCTTGTCTGGTTGACTGCATAACCTATCTTGGTAGTGAGGGTATCAAAGAAACTACCGTTACTCACTAGGTCTATCTCACGGGCGTCCATAGGAAAAAATGTTATCCCTCCTTGTGCCACAGTAGAAATCCTCCTTACTCCCGACATCTTATCCTGAAAAGGTATTATAGACTCTGGCAGGGTCGAATATGCGATGCCTGTTCCTGCCTCGGTAGACACGGCAATCGGCGTAGAGTACCCATACTGCTTGACATATCTCTGAAGATTTAAGGGGCTTACTTTCCATACATCTTCATATAGTGTTGCGATAGCTTTCTCTATGGCCGCATTGAGGTAAAGATCATGCCAGCGGTTAGTCTTGTCAATCTTGGGTAGGGTGTTTCGGACTAGGGAACGTATCTCTTGTTTAATCATGCTTTTTCTATTCTAGGGTCATCCACATTAGACACTTCCACCAACATCTGATCCGGCAGACTGATACCAACGTATTCCAAGATAAGGTTAATCAGTTGGGGTATATCGTGCTCGTGCCATTCAAAATTCTTCGTCTGTGATACCACATTGGCCGCCCCCGCCGTGCCATCCCTTGCTGTGCTGCCCGCCGGTACTGCTACTGTTGCCCCCGCAGACATATATGTTAGTTCAAAAGTCGTATCGTTGACATAATAATCAAGGAATGGGACATCCACTTTTCTGATATAATCAACATATATCGGTGTACAGGTGGTGGGAGTGACATACACGCTCATATCGTCACTTGTCGCTCCGTATGCAAGGAAACAGGTAGGATAGAGTGCTGATCCCTTGGTGAGATAATCCATCTCTCTCTGGCTATGTTCAAGGGATGTGATAAGGTCTACTCTGCGCCGCCCCACCGTAGGGTGGAGATAATAGGGATCGCCTACCAAAGTATAGAAATCAGTAGGTAATGCTCCTATCCCATTAACATCAAGATTTATTGTATAACTCGGAACCTTGAAACTGTCCAGTTCGTTCATTGATAACTTGGTCGTTTCAAAATCCCGATAGTTCATCCGAAAAAGTCTCTGATTTATCGGTATGATTGCGTTATTGAAGTCATCTGGACTAAAGTTCAGTCCCCTCCTGTCTTTCCTTATTATTGCCAATACCGAATCATAGATTGTAGAAACAAGGATCATGTCTATCTTTATTTAGTGCAAAGATAGTCAGATTTGGCGATATGCTAAAAATAAAAAAGCCGGAGGGTAAACCCACTCCGGCAACATCTCCCCCCCTTTGGATAAACCGATTCGCGAGTTCGGTATTGCGTCATCGGGATTCTTCTTTTCTTCGGAGACGTTCCTCCGTAGTGGTGCAATGCTTATGCGCAATAGACATTGCTCTATCTTTTCGCAATTTATCGGCTTCCACTCTTTACCGATGAATGTTTGGGGCGCATCTAGGCGCTCTCCACCAGTTTGGAAGATGCCAAACACATTTCCTTGTCAACGTACTCTGCTAAGTTCAATACAAAGATAAATCAAATATTTTAATTATCCAAATGTTTTTCTAACTTTTTTTCTTGCTTTTCTCATTTCTTCGTTTTATCTTTGGCGGGAAATCAAAATTAAAGAACTATGTGCCGTTGTAAATTTTGTAGAAATTACCACAGATATGTGTGGGCGGTAGTCATGGAGTGTGGATGTAGTTGCCACACAAACCCCGATGGGCGTCCTTCGGGACATGATGGCCTTTGTTGTGAATTCCCCAATGGATTAAGAAAAAACAATCCATACAAAAAACTCTTGCCCGCTTCTGTTTACAGACAAAGAATTGAAGAATGGGAAAAGGAATGTGAAGAAGAGGAAAAATTATACTTTAAAACACCAAAACCCCTCGACTAACTCGTAGCCAAGGGGAAAACAAGAACCTCCCGTAGTATCGTTAGCACGACTCACGGAAGACAGAAACAGCTATACAGCAAATTCAGCAAAGACCATTTCCTTAACTTGTTCTGGGGGTTTATTGAAATAACCCTCTATCTTCATGCATTCTGCGAGCCACCTGAAGTCTTTCGGGTCGATCACACTCTCGAGATATGTCCTGTCGACAGTATCAGTCAGTAGTTCTTTCAGCTTATCGCTATTATTTTGTGCCGAGAAGTAGTTAACGAGCCATTCTTTCTTGTTTTTTGCCTCATTAGCGGGCACTAGGGCGATGATCTTATCTCCCACCTTATATTTGCCGTCCGGCTTCCAGACTATCACAGCGTTGTCTATCCTGTCCTGTATGAAGGCCGACAACCTCATGTAGTTTGTTATCTTCATGTCCTCAAGGAAGTCTTTCGTTCCCTTGATGCCCGGTTCGCTCTCCCGCCTCTTATCGTTGGCCGTCAAGAGTTCTTCAAGTTCAAATCTTATAGCATCTGGTTCTTTCTTCATGGCATCAGAAATACCATAGCCCATAGCTACCTTACGGAGTTGAGCATCATCGGCAAGTGTCTGCCATATAGCAGTTTTCCTTTCGAGTGCTTCCCGTTCTTTCTTCCCTTTGGCGCGAATCTCCCCGGCAGGATCGTCCACCTTGAGATGCCCTTTGAGCACCAGCGGTGACCTGTAATACATGAAGAAGGCGAGGTCGGCATCGTTTATCAAGTCGATAACAAGTTTGTCTTCGATGATAGTACCTTTCTTGTCACCTATATCCCATAGACCTCCCTGAAGTGGTTTAGGTAGACCCTGACAAACCGCCCAAAGCTCCTTACCTCTCTTAGGATGTTCAAACTTAGCCTTAAAGGATATTCTCATAGGAGAGATAGGCTCGGGTATGCCTCTCACTTCTTTTCCTGATCCCGTTATCCCATCAATCAGTTTAGGATAGCCTACTCTTTTAAGTGTTATCGTACCTTCGGGGTACATTTGGCGGAGTTCGCGAATACCTTTATCGTATTCCTCCGCATAGACACACATCGGGTGGTTTGGGTTACCCAATGCGGTCATGTCTAGTTTCTGATAGTCGATTAACAACATTTCTGTTTCTGTTTTTGTTTGGTACAAAGATACAGATAAAAAAAATACCCTCATTTCTGAGGGTTCATAGAATCATCCCAAACCTGGTAAATATTCTCTCGTTTAAAAATAATAAGATCGCCGTAATTATAATCTGGCATTCTACCCATCATAATATTTCCTACCTATCCTACACAAAGATAGAAACAATAATTGACATTTCAAAATAAAAAAGAGGGAATCTTGCGTATCCCTCTTAAAATATTCAGAAATTAATTTCTATAACACATCGTCATTCTGAACCAATATCATCTGATTCCTTTTGAGAACGATGAGCATAAATTCGCTCAACATCGTTCCTCTCACGTCATCAAACGTGTCCACAGAAATGTCCCCTCCGCCTGCACCAACATTTGCAACGCCTGGTATGACCTTGTTGATACGGGTACGGTTCTCTCCGTTGTAGTTCTTGTAGCCCAAAGCTAGGTTCTTCATCTTGAAGGTAGCAGCATCTTCGATATCGCCACGGATGGTCACTTCCACATCGGGAACGATGAAGCCGAGACCTGTGAAGAAATCGTCGAAAGCTGTTGCACCGTAAGCTGTCGGGTCGCTAAGAGAGGGCAGTTCTTTTATTGTGGTGTAGACTCCGTTCTTGTTTATAGTACGGAAGGCTACATTAAGTTCTGTCCATTCTTTCATTAGGCGGGTTCCGCCTGCGAACTCTTTCAGGAAGTCAAGCCCTGCGTTCTCGATCTGTTTGTACAGTTCACTACCGCAGAAGAAGGTAACATTCCTGTTGGCTATACCCTGAGATATAAGCAGAGGTTTGAGGTCATCGAAATCAGTATATCCATAGGCGGATGTGTAGTACTGTTTCATACCACCATCTACTAGGTGCTGAAGAAGACCCACCGTACCTGTAGGTGCGATGCTGTTGCTATCCCTGTCACTCTGGTTGAGTGCTGTAGCGGTAAGTGACTGTCCGATGAACAGTTCATCATTGATGTACTTACTCAGTAGGAAATCAGCTTCCATGGATGCCTTGGTGAAGATACCTGTTCCACCGCCACGCAGTTTCTCATAGTATCTCTCGTTGGACTGCTGACTACCGGTCATTGCCCAGTCGGCTTTCTTTGTTGAGGTATAGAAATACCTTGTATAGAAGCCTGCTGATTTGGGTTTACCACTCTGGACGCCGTTGGGATAGTTACCTCCGGTTACCATCAGCTTAGTGGCTGTGGGGATGGTCACATTAATCCTGTCAAGGATGTTTTTACCATAGAGAGTGTAGCTCTTTAGCACACCATCGGCAGCATCAACAGCCTGTACCTGCCATTCCGAAGGCATTGTAGCCTTAACACCAGCATTAGTTATATACTTGGCGGGAACGACAACGATGTCATTTATTGACAGGTATGCGTTATCGGTTGTCCCACCAAACTCAGCGGCTGCCAAGTGAAGTGTCCATGCGGCACCTGCGGCTACTGCGCCAGAGGCACCAAAGGTCTCAACTGTCTTGACGAATGATCCTTCTTCAAACAATTTCTTTTGCGGGCCTGCAATCGGTACTATTGATCCGGTCATGTACAGGAACTCCAAGAGTCCTATCCCCGGGCCATACCTCTTCACGATCTCCCCCCATATCTGGGGTACTTGCATGTCTGTATCGTACAGCGATGCCCATACACTATTATACCCTGTATTTAGGGTGTTGCTTGTTACAGCGGGTTTACTTAAAGTCGACATTTTAAATTAAAAATAAGCGTTAGTTTATATTTCTCCATTTGCTAACGCTGCACTCAGGCTCTTGCCGGGAAGTTTCGGCTCGAGATCGTTGTCATCAGTGGCTGTGGTCGTATTGGGTTGTACGTCATTATGTAATTCTGCGTCTACTTTCTTTTGTACGGATGTCTGACCATGTTTTACTGCTATCTCCCATATCTTTGGCAGGTTTTCGTAAACCATGAAGGCGTTCCGCAGGTCTATTGCCGACTGTAGATTCTCCTCTGTCGGCTCCATCCCCGCATCTATAAAAGTAGCCTGAAACATATCTCCAAGTTTTGACTTATAGTCTGAAGGAACATCGTAATCTCCTAACTCTGGTATTCTTTCGTCTTTAAATTTATCAAACTGCGAGAACTTAGCTTTAAGAGGTTCAGTCGCCTGTATCCTCTTTTGCAGGTCTTCCGCTTCCTTCGCTTGGCGTTCCTCGGCTGTCACCGTCTTCGGTAACTCGATTCCGCTTGTAAGGGATTTGATATTTGCTCTTGCACCTTTTGCATCTATGGCTATCTTGGTCTTGGCGATACTCGACCATTCTTCAGGTTTAGTCTCGGGATCAATACCATATTTGTCCAAGAGGGCAACACGGATATCCGACTCGGCAAGAGTGGGTAAATCCATTTTCTGCTCCTTGATAAGTACATCCAAGTCCCCCATCTTACTCAAGTCCGACATTGCAATCTCCTGCAACACGAACGGGTCTTTATCGGGATACTTGTCAAGCAACTGCTGTGCGACATACGCACTACGCACCAGAGGTTTAGATAAAAATTCTGAGTTGCCAGCGTTTTTTATTTCCTCAATCTGTTGTTTGTAGGCTTCAATCTCCTTGGCATATGACTCTGCCTGTTTGACTTTAGGTTCATACTCAGCTATCTTTTGCTGAAGACCCAAGACATTCTTGACATCATCATCGCCTTTAAACGAAGTATTGAAGCGTTTATTGAAATCTTCAAAGAACTTATCCGGTTGTGGTTCGCTAACTTTAGCGGGCTGTGCCGGTTCAGCCGGTGGTGTTACTACTGTGGGTTCCGTCACGGGTGCCTGTGCACTTGGCTCGGGTGCTGGTTCCACACTATTGGGTGTACTATCCACTCTTTGTTCGGGTGGTGTAGTAAACCGTTTTAAACCATCATCATTTCCTAACATATGTTTCTGTTTCTTGTTTAGGGTACAAAGTTAACACTATTTTTTATCTTGTTTTTGTCGCCTCTTTTCCCGAAGCACAAGGATGACGTTGCCGAGGGAGGCTCCAACAGCCGCAAAAAGTAAGTAATAGAAGTTGTGCGTATATTCGATCACCCCGACACCCGCACCCATCTGCAAGAGGAACGTCAGTATCGTTGTTGTTGCTATCTGTAGTCTGTTTAACGCTATGATGAACCATGAACTTAGAAAATCAAGTAATCCGAAACCTAATAAAATCAAAACTGCTATGCCAATGTGAAAGTTACTTTCCATGGGCGGAGATATTAGTGAATAATTATGGCGTTGTCATCGCACCCTGCCCTTCAGTATTAGAATTTGCGTTATTTGGTGTATTTAATGCGTTTTGCGCCCCCAATGGCTCTTGCGGGGTATTACCTGCCGGAGAAGAGATCGTGCCTCCTGCGGCATTATTTGGCGTCACAGGGGGTGTGTTTTGCATATTCTGTATGCTCTGCACGCTCTCGAAGGCATGATAATTGGCTTTTGCCTGTGCAAACTTACCTATTAACTGCGGATCATCGAGTCCCATTGGGGAACTTGCGATGATATTTTGGAATATCTTGAGTTCGTCTGCTGCTGATAACATATCTATGTGTTTGCTGGTTGTAACCCCTTTTCGGCATCTGCCGCCTGCTGTAGTTGTTTTAAGAATTGGTAATTATATTCTTTGGTGAGTAGTTGATCCTTACCCACCTGTCTCATCTGTTCTATAGCGGCCTTACCTTTATTCATGTTAGTATCGACGGCCATCTGACCTTGCTGCTTGGACTGTTCTGCCTGTGCGTTAGCCTGTGCCTGCTGTTGTATAACTGCTGCCTGCTGTTGCTGTGCCTCCTGCTTATTCTTACTGATGATATATCTCATCTGCTGTACCAATTCATACATATCCTCGCCCCTGTCGAGTGCAGTCTCGAAGAACATAGCATCTGGTAGGTCTATACCTGGTCTCTGCTCTCTCACATTCTGTAGTGCTATGCTTATCCATTCGAGGAACTTGGCCTTTTGTCTCTGATCGGGTTTGGCTTTTAGTGAGATACCATACTGTACACCCTCATCTTCCATGGTGAGCATGGCATCCATGTCTGCCGGTGAAATGATCCCACCATAGGCTTCTCTCTGCCTGTCACTATTCCGTAGTCCAATCTGTATCCTACGCATAAGACTTGTAGAGACACTCTGTTTTATCTCGAAGATAGCATCTAAGATAGGTTTAAGGACATTAGTTGTAACTTGCATGGCTATATCCTGATTACCTTTTGTGGGGTCTCCCGCAGGCGTGGCTATGCTGAGAAGATTTATGCCGGTCAGCTTCTCAAGTAGTGTGAACTGCATCTGCATGGCCTCCATGGTCTCCTGCACCCTCGCACCGAGTCCCCCGTCAAGAGGCGTCACCGGTGTGGCTGCCCCGCCAGAGTACATACCCGAGGGTGTATTAGCATAAGAATAGAGTAGTGTACCTGTCTGCCTGTACATCTTTAGTACCTCTGCCGGTTTAAGTTTCTGCCCGCCAAAGGTCACCTGTGCCAGCATAGAAGTGTTTATTGCCACTCCCCTCTCTATCATCATAGCGAGTGAGTTCTGCCATCTGAGGAATAGTTGAGAAATCTGATCTAAGATAGGTATAGCCCTTTTCATAATAGAAGGCTGAAGTAACTGTTCTACATGGAAAGAGAGTTGTGGTTTGGATAGTCCTTCGCGGGATGCCATGGGCACAACACCATAATCAAAGACATAATCGGTATTGAGCACCCAGAAACACCTGCGGATGACCCTCTTATAGATCATCTTGACTTCCTGGCTCGCTCCGGCCTTCTTAGCTTCTTCGGTCAAGTCTCTTATCGGTGAGTCATATCGCAAATCTATGATACTGTCACGCCCTCTAAAGCTCCTATAATAAAGTTTCTTCTGTACATCTGTATCTATCCATTCTGTCTCAAAGATTGGTACTTTAAACCCATCATATCTATAAGTACCTGTTGTAGGGTCTATTTCGGAATAGAAGTTCTGCCACCTGTCCCTTGGGTTACCGTATAGTGTGTAACAGGCTTTGGCGAGCGACTGCCACTGCGACTCAGGCACGAGAGGTAACTTATCCCGAAGGTTAGATATAGTCCAGTAACAGAAATATCCCACATATTCCGAATCACCATAGTCATATTCATTGGAGAACTGCATGACGAGCCGTGCAGGGTCTACATACTTAACTTTCCATTTGTTATCTTCGGTATCGAAATAATCCCGAACCGCCCCATAGTTCAAAACTACTAAATCATCTACTACTTTCTTTCTTACTGTTCCATCCCAATCACTTATGTTCATAGAATGTCTCGTAAGTTTCTGCATGGCCTTTGCTATGGCGAGCTTAAACCCATCCTGTGCCTCGAACATAGCCAATTCCTCTGGTGACTTGGGAAGTATCACATCCTCATCAACGGGTATTCCTGCGTTTCTTTTATACTCGACCTGCCAGTCAGCATTCTTCGCCTCGCAGAGCTTTACATATTTTTGCTGCTCTTTTAGTTCCTGAGAATTAGAGTCTATGGTGTCACAGTAGATGTCGTAGTCCAACTTATCGAACATGCCATGGATGGCATTCATGATAGCGGGCGCGGGTGAGACATTTTGCCACATAATATTCATCCATCCCTCCCTCTTGACCACTCGACCTACGGGCGTATCGTCGAAGACGGTAAAGTTAGTCTCTGCTCCGTCACTCAATCCATCGTTAAGAAGCCAACTTTTATACTGATTCACATCATTTTCCCCTCTACTATAATCTCGTACTATAGCAAAGTCCCTATAACCAGTTATGCCCCATGAAGTTTTATTGCGTAAAAATAAGGAATATATGGCTTGAGCATTTTTTCTATGGTAGACATCCCCCTTGAGGGCTGGATCAATATCACGCTGGGGGAATCCCCACTCCGAATTTGAATACTCTATAAGTACGGGAATCAATGTGGTAAACTTTTAAATTTATCACAAAGATACAGACTTTTATCTAAACTCTATTTGCCCCATCTAGCGATTCGGGCGTTTTGAATATGTTCAGGTGTTTGCTTTTTACCGGTCATGGCGTTACTTATTTTTGAACACTCTTCTTTGGGTCTATGTCTACCGGTCTTTTTCTCGCTTGCCGATTTTAAGGATGGATGTGTATTTTTAGTAAATCCCTTAGACCATGGAATCCTTCCTTTTAATGCGTCACTTCTACGTCTACGTGTCTCTTCTGATTCGGGAATCCCATTAGCCCGTCTTGCTTTTTGTGCAATACTTAACGCCATTCTATGTTCTGCCGACTTTGGCTTACCTCTATTGCCCTTGCTGATTTTATTTTTAGTTTCTTGTGATAAATGCTTACCAAGCATATTTTTATTCCCCATTGATCCCTTGCGTAATTTTTCTATCTTTTCCTCACTCGGATGCCCAAATTTCATCCCAAGGGGACTTCCCGGGGTAGGGAATATATTGAAATATGGTTTGTTAGTATCCCTATATTTATTAGCATCAATATAAAATTGTTCTCTGCCCAATAAATGTTTCTTAGACACAAAATCTATTACTTCTACAATGGATATGACAAAATCATCCCATCCATATTTATCGAAATGTCTTTGTAATATTATATTGTCATGTCTGTGTCTTTCTAAATCTCTTTTGTGGGCACTCAATCTCTT